TTAAAGGATTTAGACATAGTTGTACTAGTTGATCCTGCTATGTCTGGTAAAGGTGCCATTGTTGTAACAGGTATGGACGCTTTGGGGAACATTTTTCTTCTAGAAACTATAAAAGAGAACTGGAGACTAGATTCTACGCCCCAAGTGATTGAGAAGTTCTTTGAGCTCAATGCGAAATACTCACCGAGACTCTTTGCAATAGAAGATGTCCTCTTTTCGGGCCTCTTTAAGCATTGGCTAGATGCTGAATTTCGTAATAGAGGTGTTTCCTTTCGTGTTGAGCCTATCAAAACTAAGGGGCGACAGAAAGAAGCTAGAGTATTCGGTCTTGCCTCTTATTTCTCTGCTGGTAAGATGTTCTTTCATCTATCTCAGCAGAATATCATTACGGAATTTAATCAATTCCCATTAACTATGGATTATCACTTGTTAGACTCATTAGCTCAAGGTCCAGAAGTCTGGATGCAGCCATTTACTGCCGCTGAGATGGATTTATTAAATCAATCGCAACAGAATTACCTTTCTTCTCGCGATGCTACTACAGGATATTAGAGAATGGCCTCTATCGGGTTAGATTATCCAAGGCTTTTGAACTTAGATACAGATACAGCGGAAAATCTTAAGATTCGCCTAGAAGATGTTTTAGAAAGGCACTATGCTGAAAGAGGAACTTTTGACGAAGATCTTCGGCAGTTTCAAAAAGCTTATTGGGCTGAGCCTTCTACTGAAGTTAAGAGCTTTCCTTTCCAGGGTGCAGCAAATATTATCATCCCGCTGACGGCTATTGCTACAGAAGCTGTTCATGCTGCTGTTATGCAAAGATTGTTTAGCCAGACTCAACAAGTAGCAGCTACTCCTCTTTCTAATACCTATTCAGAAGTTAAGGATGATATTGAAAGGTTTATGAATTGGGAACTTGAAGAGCCAAGGATTGATTTTAGAGGACAGCTTGAATCCTCTATCTTAGAGATAGAAAAGCTAGGTACTGGCTGTGCTAAGATGGGATTCCAGAAGATTCAGAAATGGGCAGTTCAAGAAATCAATGGTGAAGAAGTAGAATTTCCAGTTACAGTTAAGAGAGGCGCAACAGTAGAACCTGTTCCTATTTCTCGCTTCTTGATGCCCTTCTCTAATTTAGATATTCAAACGGCAGAATGGTGTGGTCAGCAAGTAGAAATGAATCCTTATGAAGTTAGAATTCATGAAGATTCTGGCTTATTTGATGAAGGGACCGTAGAAGCACTTGAATCTTGGATTACTCAGACTAGCGATAACACTTCAGATCAGTATCAAAGACAGCAGGAAGAGTTAGAAGATCGTCAACCACATCTTCCTAGTAGATTAATTTTTGAAGAGATCTGGATTCCATTTGATGTAGATAAAACAGGTAGAATGAAAGAACTAGTAGTTTGGTATCATAGACAGGCTAGACTACTTGCCGCTGTTAGATATAATTGGAACCATAAATTGCGTAGACCTTTTGAAAAGGGCGTCTACTTTAAGATTGAGCATCGTTGGACTGGCATTGGTATAGCTAAGATGAACGATGCTTTTCAATTAGAAGTAACTACACAACACAGGCAAAGGCTGGACAATGCTAGTCTAGCTAACATGAGAGGATTTAAAGTTAGTAGACTAGCAGGAGTCAGACCAGATGAACCGATCTTTCCTGGTAAAATCTGGTTTATGGATGATGTTTCTCAGCTCGAACCAGTTCAACTTGGAGAAATTTATCCGTCAGCTTATAATAACGAGAATATGGCTGTGATGTATTCGCAACAAAGGACGGGTGTAAATGATATCACACTCGGAATGCCAAATGTTGGAACACCAGGCACAGCAACGGATGCTCTTGCTCGCGTCCAGGAATCCCAAAAACGATTTGACTATTCTTACCGAAATATTACTAATTTCGCGGATAGATGCTTACAAGGAGTCGCCCTTAACATCTGGCAATTTGGAGCCTCTGATCTTAGATACTTTTCGGAGGTTGATGGTGGCCCACTAGTCGAAGAAGTATTGAATTTGCCGGGTGATTCTATCAGTTCTGGTTTGATAATGAAGATATCTAATGCTTCTGATCGAGAGAACAGAATCTTAGATAGACAGAATTGGTTGCAGATCACTCAAATGTTGACTCAATACTATACTCAGATTATGTTGTTAGTTCAGCAAGGTGGGGATCAAAAGATAATTCAACAAGTTTCTGCTAAAGCTATTATAGCTGGAACAGAAGCTATGAAACAGATACTTGAATCTTACGATATTAGAAACATTGATAGAATAATTTTAGAAGATTTGTCCAAGCAATTATCTCAAATAGGTGATACTAATGGCAACCAACCTAACGCTCCAAGATTACCTTTCTCCCCCGGAAATCAAAGACTTATCACAGCTTAATAAGGGGGCGTTTTGGCCAGCGTTAAGGAAGTTGTTGATAGGAATGGAAGTGGCTGGTATGAAGAAAGTTTTATCTTGTGACCAGTCAAGATTTTTAGAAGAACGCGGGAAAGTCCTGCAAACTCAATTTATCTTAAGTACATTGGAATCATTAACTAGAGGGGAATACAATGACACCGCCAGTACAGCCAGTAGTGGAGACTCCACCGGACCCGAATTTACCCCCAGAACCCAAGGAGCCGAGCTCCCCAGATTCACCCCCGAATATCGAGACACCGGCAAGTCCGCCTACTGATCTTGATGCTCTAACAAAAAGAGCTTTGCAAGAGCAGGGAGATACAATCGCTGCTTTGCAAGCAGAAAATGCACAGCTAAAAGCAACTCCCGAAGCTGTTCCACCTGTAGTAGACAAAGGAAAAGAGCAAGAAAAATTCTTTGACGATCCTGGAAGTTATATGAGGGGTTTGATTAGAGATGAACTGAAGACTCAAGTAGAACCTTTGTTGAAGCCTTTGCATGAATATGCAGAATCAGCTAGAGCTGAAACAGCACATGATAAGTTATTTAATATGGCAGCTGCTGATCCAATTCTTGGCCCTATTTTAGCTAAAGTTCGTCCGGCAGTAGAAGAAATGATGAGAACAGCAGAACCTACTCCTGCTAATTTGCAACAAGCTATTTACACAGCAAATGGTTTACTGGCTGCTGGTAGACTTCCAGCTAATCTTAAAGGAGTAGAAACTGCTCCAACACCGGAACCTAATATGCCTATTCCTCCACAAGTTCCTCCCTCTCCTCCACCTGCACCTATTCTTACACCAAGAGTAGCAGGTCTGAGAAAATTAACTGAAGCTGAGAGGGCTATTGCTAAGGCATTTAATAAATCAGATGCTGAATATCTTGCATACTTGGAAGCTCCAGGTGATATTGATGGCATGAGAGCTCATGTTGATAATGCTCTAGGAGTTAAATAATGTCTGAAGAGCGTGAAGTGGCCAACGTGCCAGCGAAGTCTAATGAAGAAGCTTTGAATATGAACGAATTATCTGATGAAGAGTTTACTGCAAGACTTGCTACCGTTCTCGACAGAGGACTAGTAAATACTTTTCTTTCTGTTGACCTTCCAGATGATGTTCATGGAGAATGGGTGCCTAATCATCCAATCGACATTGATAGACTGAAGGCACTAGGATTTGAAGTTGATACCGAATTTGCATCTGCTATGCACGGTGGTGGATCAGGTGAAAAGGTTGTTGGTGATGTAATCCACATGGTCCAACCTATGCGTGCTCATCTTCTTATTGAAGAGTATAAGAAGAAAAGGTATGAAGAGATGCATGGTAAGAAGACTGATGATTCTGGTGCTTTAATTGAAGGGTCAAAGGAAGAAAAAGACTTCAAGTCTAAAGTTGAGCTTCCTGTTATTGACGAATCTAGCACAGAATCTGTAGGTATTGAACAAATACAGGCTGCGCTAAAGGGGTAAAAAATGGCTTTCACGGCAAAGCCCATTAGAGTAGGCCGTATTCCAGGGGGTGGACAAGAAAATGTCCTATCCTTTGAGTATGTGGCCCTTGAAACTTTTTTAGTGGGCGCAGTTGTTATTATGAATACCGGACAAGTTGAGGAGGCTGCCAACGATCCTATAACTGTTGCCGGAGTTGCACTTCAGGGTGCAGGTACTAACCCTGGAGAAGATGCAGCCAATAGTCCTGTAGAAGTTACTGGATTATTTGCTGGTGTCTCTATCGCTGTTGCTGATAAAGTCACTCAGTTTGTTTCTGACATTGTAGATACTGTTGATGCTGCAACAACTCCATTAGTTGCCGATATTGGAACTAATATTGGCTTATCTTTGCGTGCTGATGGAACTTGGGCAGCTGATAGAGACGCAGTTAATCTTCCTATTACCATCGTTGGTATTGATCTTGATAACAATTCGGTTATCTGGGTATTTACCGCAGCCGCAGCTCAACTATAAGGAGCTAAAAGATGCAGATTACTGGCGCATTTAATCTCCTTATTCGTGGCGGTTTAAGGCCAGATTTCCGTTTTAATTTCGATCAACACGCCGATGAGTTTCCTAAATATCTGAGAGTTGCTACTACAGATATGCCGGAACAAGCAGCGACAATCTTCACTGGCTTAAGCAGGATGTTTGAGCTTGGTGAAGGTGAACCAATTACTTATGATTCCCCGAAGGTTGGTCCGAAGGTTATGGGAGTTGATAAGGAATTTGGTGTTGGTGTTGCTATTGGTAAGCGCGTTCTTGAAGATGAACAGTATGGATTGCTTAAAGGTGCTGCCAAATGGTTGGCCCATGCTGCTAATATGACGAGTGAATATCGTTCTGCTGCTTTTCTTGATGATGCCTTTACTGGTACTACCTATAAGGGTGTTGATAGTATTGAATTGATTGCGAACAATCACCCGTTCTTGAACGCTGCTGGTACTTGGTCTAACATTGCAGCTCAACCGATTGGTTTGAGTGTTTCAGGTATTACCGCTTTGTTAGATCTTGCTATGAATACCAAGGATCATAATGGCGATCCGATTGTTGTCAATCTAAATAAGTTGATTATTGGCAATAGTTCGAGAGATTTGAATCGTGCCTTGCAAATTCTTAATTCCCAGTTGGAGCCGTTTACAGCTGAGAATCAAGATAACGCCCTTAAACAGCGTATTGGCCAGACTGAGATTGTTATCTCCCGTTTCAAGGCTAACGTGAAGCCTTACTTCATGGTTGATGATACTCTTAATGATGCTCATTTCTTACGTCGTCGTCCTGTTACGATGGAAGATGAAATGGACTTCAATACTGGTAACTCGCTACATAAGGTTACTACTCGTTTCTTGATCTGGTTCGTCGATGCCCGCGGTTGGGTTGGCTCCAATCCTACTTAATAGGGGGCAATAATGACTGATCAAGCAGGTGCGAGAGGTGCAACTAATTCTCCTTGGAATAGAGCAATGGAGGAAGATTTAGTTCCTGCATCTTTAGGTGGACACGTTGGAGCATATTCAGCTGTTGTAGCTTTAAATATTGGTGACCAAGTATTTCTGAGTGCTGCCAATGCAGTTACAAAGTCTACAACGTCAGCTGACTATGATGCCGCTATTGGTGTTGTTGTTGGTGGACAAGCTTTAGATATGTATGAAGTTTCTCCATACCAAGTTGGTATTCCAGCGGCAGCTATAAATGAATTAGTTTATGTTGCCTGGGCAGGAAAAGTTAGAGTTCCAGCTGAAGGTGCTATTACTGCTGCTTCTGTTGTTGGTTCTAGTGAAGTTACAGCAGGAGCTGTTAAGACTCCACCAACAGCAGTTACACCTGGCAGAACAACCCTAGCTTTAACTGCTGCTGTTGGCGGCGAAGTGGACATTCTCCTTCCTTATATTACTTAGATTATTGGGGTTGGTATAAAATTCCTCTTTTACTTCACGCCAATCCCAAGAGGACTAGGAAGGGCACTAAAGTTGCATTGTCGGAAGGGCAATGGAGTGTAGAGGTAGAGAATATTGAGGATTCTCATGTTTTTCTTCACTATACTCCATTTCCTGCCGATGAGTATTTTGATGGAGTCAGAACAACAAGGTTAGGAGAAAGTGCATTAGGAGTTACTGGACCTACAACTGTTCAAGTTATAATTGATATTCAAGGAAGCGAGGAATATCTTTCTGTCTACGCTGAGAAAGTTTGATGGCTATTGCATTTTGGATTTCTATTTCTTTAAACTGTATAGCTATAATTTTCTTAATTGTATCAGCAAAACAACAAAATAAGATATATGAATCATTACAACAAGAAAAAGAAATCAAACAAGATCTTATTGAGTTCATTCTGGATAGTGACGAGAATCAAACCTCAACTTTGAAAGATTCGGCATGAAT